TGGACATAATATTACAGGCTTTGACATAAGGGTGTTAAAGCAAGTATTAAATTATGACTTTAAAGGTAAAGCATTTGATACGTTACTTTGTTCAAGACTTATATGGACTAATAGACTTGAACTTGATTACAAATTTAAACAAATGCCACCTAAACTTTATGGAAGACATTCTCTTGAAAGTTGGGGTTATAGATTAGGTTTAAGAAAAGGCGATTACCAAGAACATTCTACATTTGATGAATACAATCAAGATATGTTGGAGTATTGCCAACGTGATGTAGAGGTAACAGATTTATTATTTAAAGAAATTATAAGAACTAATTATTCTGAAGATGCAATTACTTTAGAACATAAGTTTGCTTATTGGATACAAAAACAAGAAGAACAAGGAATTGATTTTGACGAGAGGTCTGCTGAGACCCTACATTCAATCCTTACAAAGAAAAGATTGGAGATTAGTGACAAGCTATCTTTAGTCTTTTCTGAATGGAAGAAGTCTACAGGTTTTAAAACTTATAAAAGAGACAATATTAAAAGAGGAATAAAAGCAGGAGTTCCTGTTGAACAATTCAAAACTGAAATATTCAATCCAAATAGTAGAGACCATATCGCAGACAGGTTACAAAAAATACTAGGGTGGTCACCTACATCATTTACAGCAACAGGAAAACCAGAAGTGAACGAAAAAATATTGAAAGCACTTCCATATCCTGAAGCTACCCTTCTAGCAGAATATCTTATGATAAGTAAAAGATTAGGACAGTTAGCTGATGGGGAACAAGCATATCTTAAATTAAATTATAAAGGAAAAATCTATGGAAAAGTCATTACTAATGGTGCATTGTCAGGCAGGTGTACGCATCATCACCCAAATCTTGCACAGTGTGTCAACAGTGGTTCTCCATTTGGTAAAGAATTTCGTTCCTTATTTACTGCTCCTTCCAGTATGGTTATGTGTGGCATTGACTTTTCTGGTTTGGAGTTGCGTGTGTTGGCTCATTATTTGCATATTTATGACAACGGAGATTTTTCACAGAAACTTTTGGAAGATGATATTCATACCATCAATCAAAAAGCCACAGGATTACCCACTCGTGATAAAGCTAAAACTTTTATTTATGCTCTCATTTATGGGTGTGGAAATGAGAAACTCGCTGAAATCCTTAAAGTCGATATTAACGAAGCCAAAAGAATAAGACAACGATTTGAAGCATCATTACCTGCATTAAAAACTTTAACTAATACAGCTAAACATAAGTTCAGACTTGTAGGTTATGTAAAAGGTATAGATGGGCGATTACTTATTCCTAGAGCAGAACATTCAGTTTTGAATACTTTAATTCAGTCAGCAGGTGCTTTGCTTGTAAAAGTAGGAACAACCATATTGAACGAAGACTTACATAAGAATGGTTTTAATTGGGGTGATGACTATGCAATGGTCTTACATGTCCATGATGAAATGCAGTTTATAGTAAAACCTGAGAGACTAGAAAAATTTAAAGAAATAGCACAAGGTATGTTTAAGAAAACACAAGACCATTTTAATTTTAAATGTCAGTTAGATGGTGCAATGAAGGTTGGAAGCAACTGGAGTGAAACACACTAACAAGTTTGACCTTGACCTAAAGTTTGGTCAGAGTAAAGAAAACGAACTTCAAGTAGCTGTAGAAGGTAAGATAGAATGTAAGGCAGATAGGCTAACTGTACGAACAGGCAACTTCTTTTTAGAGATAGAAAGTAGAGGAAAGCCTTCTGGTATAATGGTTTCTGCTTCTCCGTATTACGCAATATGTTTTGTTGTTGAAGGTAGGAAAAAAGACATTTGGGTTTTGATACCCACAAAAATACTTAAAAAATTAATGAAGAAATTTCCCATCAAAGCAGGTGGAGATAGGTGGACTTCTAAAGGTCACATCATTCCTAAATGTGAATTACTTAATTTAGTAATCTAATGCAGAGTAAATTATTTAGTTTCATTGAAAGTTTAACAAATGTTTTTATAGGCTTTTTTATTTCTATAATTGCAAACATACTTATTTTTCCACTGTTTGGTTTCTACCCAACTTTAAGTCAAGCAACCAATATCGGTATTATTTATACCCTCATATCAATCTTACGAAGCTACCTACTTAGGAGATTATTTAACCTTATTAAAAAATGAAAAAATTATTAAAAACTAAAATTATCTTACCAGATATTGATACAGAAGATTTTCCATACAAATTTTATAAAGTCTGGTGGAGTGATATTATTTCAAGTCCTAATTGGGAAACAATTCCACAACTAAAAAAATCAAAGACAGCAGTGTGCATAACAATGGGTTGGTTGTTATCAACAAATAAAAACACTTACGTTTTCATTGGTGACATTAACTTCAATGAAGACGGAACAATCAATGAGGGTGGTAACTCAACAGTAATACCAAAATCAAACATATTAAAACTAAAGGAGATTAAACTATGACGGAGTTGACAGACGCACACTTTGAATTACACAGTTCAAATAAAGCTAGACGACACAAAGAAAAAAAGAATGGACATACAATACACAGTTTCCTAGATGACAAGCAAACAACTATGTTAGTTGATGCTGACTTACTAGCCTACAAGATTACTTCTAAATTAGAAGAACCTATTGACTGGGGAAATGACCAATGGACATTACACTGTGACTTTGGGGTAGCTAAGCAATTATATGCACAAGCCTTAGAGTATTACATGAACCTTACAAATTCTAATTCATATATAAATGTATGGAGTGATAGTATTAATTTTAGAAAACTAATAGATAGTGATTATAAATCTAATAGAAAGAAAATTAGAAAACCTGTTTGTTATAAAGCATTAAGAGAATGGGTTATTAAAACTTATAGAAGTGAAGTTTATAAAAACCTAGAAGCTGATGACACAATAGGGATATTAGCTACAGGTGAGTATAAAAATAAATCAATAATTATATCTGGTGATAAAGATATGAGAACAATACCTGCGTTTCATTGTTCTATGATTGATAATCAAATTGAAAAAGTTGACGAGAACTTAGCAGATTATAATTTTTGCACACAAGTTTTAACAGGTGACCAGACTGATGGATATAAAGGTTGTGTTGGTGTAGGTCATGTTAAAGCCAGTAGACTTCTAGATAATAAGAAAACACTAGATGAAAACTGGAAAGCAGTAATAGAAGAATATCAACGTAACAAATATACAGTTGATGATGCTTACCATCAAAGCAGACTTGCAAGAATACTAAGAGATGGTGAATACAATCTTAAAACAAATAAACCTAAATTATGGAGTTATGAATATGCTAAGTACAGAGATACTAGACAAAGTAAAAAAGCTAGTTAGTTCAGATAGGGCTAAACAGAACGGAGACATTGTAGATAATCACGAGAATATAGCTAGGCTATGGAGTGGTTTTCTACAGAACAAAACTAAGTTAGCTATTAACATTTTACCTGAAGATGTGGCAAATCTAATGGTTTTATTGAAGATAGCTAGAAGTCAGGGTGGTGCGTTTAACCTTGATGATTTTGTTGATATGACTGGTTATTCTGCAATCGCAGGACAGATAACAAGCAAAAGACATGAACTAGGTGACACTTTAGGAGTATCTAATGATAAAGAAGCCAATAATAAGTAAAGAAGTCATTGAATACTTAGACGAATTATTCCCTGATAAATGTCCAAACATTGAAGATAATGAAAAACAAGTTTGGTTTAAGTCAGGTCAAAGAAGTGTCGTCAATCATTTAATCAAAGAAAAACAAATACAAGAGGAGAGTTAATTATGTGTATGCCTAAAGCACCTAGTCCACCACCTGCTCCAGTAATATTGCCACCTGCTACACCTTCAGTGTCTAATGCTACTACAAAGCAGAAAGCACCAACTGAAGCAAGTACAGATGCGTCAAGAGATACTACAGTAGCATCAAACTATAGCAGAAAAAGAGTTGGTAGAGGTTCGTTAAGAATACCTTTATCTGGTGGTAGTGGTCTAAATTTCCCTACTAGTTAATATGTGTGGAAATCCAAGAGTAAAATCGTTAAATGACGACAGTGTTAAAGTCCATTCAGAATTAAATAAAATGGGTAAGGGAATTAAATCTATTCCTAAAAAAGGAACGACACAAAAATCTAAAGAAAAAAATGCTAATGCAGTAAGTAACACAATCTTAAATGCAAGTGCAATTAGAAATAGGTTAGGAATAAAAAAGAGAATACCCACTGGAAATATATCTTCTGGTAGTGGACTACAAATACCTAGTTAATGGAAAGATACTCACTAAGTGAAAACACTAACAACTATAAAGAAAATTCAGTTGAAGGGCAGTATCAAAAGCTAGAGATAGAAAGAGAAACATATTTAGAAAGAGCAAGAGAAAGTGCAGAACTAACTATTCCTCATTTATACCCACCTAAAGGTAACAATGCTAATACAGAATATACAACACCATACCAATCGGTAGGAAGTAGAGGTGTTATGAACTTAGCATCAAAACTGATGTTAGCTTTATTTCCACCACAAGCACCATTCTTTAGAATTGATGTAGATGAATTAGTCTACAAATCTATTGAAGGTGACCCACAACAAAAGAAAATTATAGAACAAGGGTTAGCCAAAATTGAGAAATCAGTCATGGATAATATTGAAGTACAGAACGATAGAGTTGCTGTATATGAAGCACTTAAACATTTAATTGTAAGTGGAAATTGCTTATTACATTTAACTGACACTGGATTAAGAACTTATAGATTAGAAAACTATGTAGTTAAAAGAGACCCACAAGGTCGTGTCTTAAAAATTATTATTAAAGAAGGAGTAGTGCCTGATACTTTACCCCCTAAAATTGTCATAGCACTAGGTAAAGAACAAGACACACAACAAGATAAAACTCTAGATTTATATACGTGTGTAAGAAAAGAAGGTAAAAAATATATTGTTCATCAAGAAGTAAAAGGACATGTACTTTACGAAAAGACTTATACTGAAGAAACTTTACCATTCATTGCTTTAAGATTTAATAGAGTTGATGGCATGAACTATGGTAGAGGTCATGTTGAAAGTTTTATGGGTGATTTAAAATCACTAGAAGGATTAACAAGAGCAATTCTAGAAGGTTCTTCAGCTTCAGCTAAAATGTTATTTATGGTTGCTCCTAATGGAACAACTAGAGCATCTTCTATTGCTAAAGCACCTAATGGTGCAATCATTGAAGGTTCAGCTACAGATGTTTCTGTATTACAAGCTAATAAATTTGCAGACTTTAGAGTAGCAATGGAAACAATGCAGAGAGTAGAACAAAGACTTAATTTTGCATTTCTTTTAAATGCTTCAGTCCAAAGACAAGCAGAAAGAGTTACTGCTACAGAAGTACAGTTAATTGCAAATGAACTTCAAGAAGCACTAGGTGGAGTTTATGGAATATTAACAACAGAATTTCAGCTACCTTATATTAATACGAAGTTAGCAATGTTAAGACAAAAAGGATTACTGCCTGATTTACCAAAAGACATAGTTAAAGTTAAAATTATTGTTGGTATGGAAGCATTAGGTAGACAATCAGATAGATTGAAATTACTTCAGTTTATCTCAGATTTAGCTAACACTCTAGGTGCAGAGACTTTAGCTAAATATATAAACCTTGATGATTGTATTAAGAAATTTGCAATAGCAAATCAGATTGACACATCAGGTTTAATTAAATCAAGTGAACAACTACAACAAGACGAGCAACAAGCACAACAACAACAGATGGCACAGCAGATGCAGAATACTGCAACTGACCCTAGAGTAGCAATAGAGATGGGAAAACAATTCGCTAACTCTGGTGGCACTGCAAATGTTGAAGGTGATGACCTTGTCCTTAACCAAACGGAGTAATACATGTCAACAGAAAAAGTAGAAATAAATTCTGCTGTAGCAGAGAAAACAACAGAACAACAAGTTCAAGATTTAAAAGAACAAGGTATTGATATTAATACTTTAGAAAGTGAAGATGGTTCAAGAGTAATTGCTAGTGAGCCTGATACACAAACACAAAATACTGAAAACCAAAGACCAGAATGGTTACCAGAAAAATTTAAAAGTGCTGAAGAATTATCTAAAGCATATTCTGAATTAGAAAAACAATTCTCTGGTCAAAAAGCAGAACCAGTTAAAGAAGAAACTGATGAAATTGCTATACCAAAACAAGAAACTGTAGCACCTGAAGTAAATACTTTAGATAAATATTCAGAAGAATATGCAGAGAATGGTGAGTTAGGTGAAGCTAGTTATGGAGAGTTAGCTAAACAAGGTTTATCAAAAGAACTTGTTGATGGTTATATTGCAGGACAAAAAGCTATAGCTGATACACAAACTGCTGACATACATTCAGTTGTTGGTGGTAAGCCAGAGTATGATGAACTTATTACATGGGCAGGAACTAATCTATCTGAAGCAGAACAAACTGCTTTTAATGATTTAACTGCAACTGGAACTACAGAACAAATTAAAATGGCAGTTCAAGGTCTTATGACTAAAGCAGGTGTCACAGCTACATCTCAACAGAAATTTGTTGAAGGTGATGTTAATAATATATCTACAGAACAATTCACTTCAGTATCACAAGTAACTGATGCAATGAATGACCCTAGATATGACAAAGACCCTGTTTATAGAAAAGACGTAGAAAGAAAATTAGGGAACAGTTCAGTATTTTAATGGCAAGAGATTACAGAAAAGAATATGACAATTATCATTCTTCAGACAAACAGAAGAAGAATAGAGCAGGTAGAAATCTTGCTAGAAGAATGATGAAGAAAAGAGTTGGTATCAAAGGTAAAGAC